ACTAAAAAATAACGTCATTTACAAACATTTTTCGGATTTAGTGCTTTTATTTCAAACATTTTTTGTAACTTTGCACTGTTAAAACCAAACTTCTACGACAATGAATAAAGCAACAATTATCAAGCACGAAATCGAGAAGTTGATGGATGAGCAGCCGGGCAATGCGGTAGGCTCAATCCTCAACTCCATTCTCGACTTAGTAACGAGTGGTGACGCAAGAGCAGAGAAGTCTATGCTCACCATGAAAGAAGCCTGTGAGTACACCGGCTATTCCACGAACACCCTTTACTCTCTTGTGAAGCGGAAGCAGATTTCCTACTCCAAGCCGGAGGGCAAGGGTAAACTCTTCTTCACTCGGGAAGACCTCGATGCGTACATGAGGAGCGGCTACGTTCCCTCGGAAAGCAGGGTTGATACGATGGCCTCATCATTCCTCCTTAACCACAAAATGTCATGACTATGGAGCAGACGAAAAGCAAAAGCCTCAACTCCACAAGCATTGAACAGAGGACGTTCCCGATTAAGCAAATGACTTTCTACACTTGTAGGCGTGAACTTGTGGACACTCTGACTGGCAAACAGATAGGAGAAGTGCTTGAGGCCCTATTCAGATACGCTGAGACAGGCGAGAAGCAGCAGTTTAACGACCAAGCCACACAGAAGGTATTCTCAATCCTCTGTGAGGATATGGAAAGGGAGGCAAGCCATGAGTAGAAGAAGACACGTTGTTGACCTCAACAAGAAGAACCCTTGCTATCGGATGCATAGGGCCATTCCAGAGTATTTGCAGACACTCTCTGACGAAAAGTACGGGTTGTTCATGCGCTCACTTAACGAGACCTATCTAAAAGGGAAGAAAGTGGAGATTGAAGAACCGCAGGACAAAGCAATGTTCAACATCTTCAAGACAATTCTCGACTATGAGAATATCGTTAAGCGCAAGAAAGGAGATCGGTCGAAGAAGTTGCAGAAACGGCATAGAATAGACTTCCACTCTATTGACCCAAGTTTTCAGATGAACAGAGTGATACCAGAATACATATCATTCCTGCCCGATGAAAAGAAGCTGATGTTCTATCATTCAATGACAGAGGTGTATCTGCAGCGCAATGAGGTAAGTTTCGGCGACCCGAAAGACCATGCATTGTTCAACCTTTTCACGACCATACTTGACTATGAAAACATAGTTGTTGGAGAAAGGAGGAAACTATGAGCAGAAAATCTTTTACTTTCTATGTGAGTTTTAGGAATGCAGCCAAAAAGCTGTGCCCAGAAGATAGGTTGGCTCTTTACGATGCAATCATTGCGTATGGTCTTGACAAGGAAAAACTCTCCATATCTGGAATCCCCGAAGCTATGTTTGAGTTGGTACTTCCTAACCTCGATTCGAATTGGAAAAAGTACGAGGATGGCTGCAAGGGTGCCGAGCATGGTGTCAAGGGAAAAGAGTATGGAGTCAAGGGCGGAAACCCCAATCTCAAGAAAGGCAAGCCGAATCCATATTATCAGAATGAGGGTGAAGATAACCCCCCACATAACCCCCCACATAACCCCCCACATAACCCCCCTAATAAGGATAAGGATAAGGAAAGGGATAATAATTTACATCATATTACATCAGAGCAAAAATTCGACTTCGCCGAATTTTCACTCCCCTGCGATAGAGAGAGTTGGACGGAAAGGATTTCGGCTCTGCAGACGCAGGAACGGTGGAAGAATATCAGTTACGAGCTGGTTGCACTATGGAATGCCGTAGCAGAAAAATTTTCCCTGCCTTGTGCCAAGAAAGAGAGGAAAGGCAGATGGCAGGCAGTTCGCAAGTTGCTGACGACGCAGCGTCATTCTCCCTCCGATCTCTACAGAGCGGTTGAGATAGTCACTGAAACCCCATTCCTTTTGGGGAGCACCAAGGACGAGTTCAAGGTGAGTTTGGATTGGCTACTGCAACCGACCAAATTTCCAAAGGTGCTGAATGGTGAGTATAGAGAATGGACTTGAACGCTGGAGAGAGATAGATGGCTATGCCGGGCGCTACCTTATCTCGTCATTGGGCAGAGTGAAACGTGTGTTCTTCGTTAGGCGGAGAAACCCTTTCTTCCCTCTGCTGAAGGAGCGCATGATGTGCCCTGCAAGCAACGGGACATACTTGAAAGTGCAACTCGGTGGCCGTGGAGGTCAGAAGTTCTACATTCACCGCCTCGTGGCCATGCACTTCATTCCCCTCCCACCATCAATGAGCGCAGACGAGTTGGAGGTGGACCATATCAATGGTGACGTGCTTGACAACCGAATGGAGAACCTGCGCTGGTGTACGAGCCGAGAGAATTGCAACTATCCACTTCACAGACAAGCCCTGGCCGATGCCCACAAGAGACGCAAGGCAATGAACTCCCTTTCCACCCCACAATCAACAGAGCAGATATGAAAGAGAATAAGAAATCACTTACCAAGTCACAGAAGAATTTCCTCGACGCATACGAGGAGGCACAAGGCAATGTGTCGATTGCCTGTGAGAAGTCCGGCGTGAGAAGCAGAACGACTTTCTACCGCTGGCTGATGCAGGAGCAGTTCGTGGAAGCCATGCAGACGAAGGACGAGCATATGCTTGACCTCGCTGAAGAAGGACTGCGGAAGAAGATTGTCGAGGGCGATACGGAGGCCATCATCTTCTTCCTGCGGGCCAAAGGTAAGAAGCGAGGTTGGACGCTGCAGGACGAACACGACATCAATCTCAACCAAAGGCCGCAAGGAAACCCCTTCAAGTAAACGAATAAGCATGCCCGGCAGTGTTCGGCTTTGCGGCCTGACGGACGCTGCCACCAGTGCGCTCCACCTCCATCGGTGAGGACGGGGCGCACGCTTTTTGTGCCCACTCTCGTTAGAGTATGTTTGGTGATGCTGTATGCTATCGTAATACTATCCTCTACCCATTTGCGAGGTGTTGGAGAGCGTCTTTCGGCAAAAGTTAAAAATCACGAAATAATGATACTTTGCTGAAAAATAATTGGAAAAAGGTTTGGTTATTTGCAAAAAAATGACTACCTTTACACTACCAAATAAAACAAATATCATCTTAAAATTCGGAGGACAAGAAAATGACACAGACCACTTCCAACACCCAATCAAGGCAGTTCACTTCAATCAGGTGGACGGAGTTCGACAGAAACGACCGCATTGTTATCAAGGAAAAGGAGTTCAGATCAAACAAGGCTTTGGAAACATTCATTTCCAAGCTGGAGAACAAGTCGAATTTCAATGAAGTAATCGCCTACGCATAAAGAAGGAGGAACGGGATATGAAACTTACCACATCTGACTACTGGAGCATAGCCGAGCAGATAGAAGTCGGCACGGGAACTATAGAGTTCGAGAAGGATGGCGAAACCCTTACATTCGACTACGAGGCCGAGGAGGAGGGCTACAGAGAGGACGACTACTTCAACGGCACGGGTGCTTGGGTGACGACGTACAGAAGCCTATCCATTTCCAACGTCCAATCATTCGACGAGGAGGGAGAGGACACGGAGAACGACTTCAGCGAAACAACCCTCGACACCATCTACAGACAAGCAGCATAGACAGGCAAGAGCAATGAAGAAGTAAGAAACGAAATGGCACACGCCACATGCAGGGGGTGTACCGCAGACAGCGGAGCCTCCTGCTCTCTTTTACTTGACACATTTGACACATAAAAAAAGGCGGTAGGGGTGTCAATGCGTTCCAAGCATGTTCACAGCCTCCACAAGCGACACACTGCGCTGACCTTATCGAGGTCATAATACCCCATACCCATTAGAGCGACCACGGACGTATAAGACCCATCCACGGTAGGATTTCTGCCACCTCCATACTTCCCACTTCACACAAAAAAGCCCTGCCGTAATGACAGGGCAAAAGCGTAGATATTACTTTTCAAAGTACCAAACCCCTACGCTTAGGAGCCGGAGCCGTGAGACTGTTGCAAAGGTACAACTTTTCCCAAAAACTCCATGTAGATTTCACATAGAATATCCTACGAAACCTCTAATTCTGCTTTCAGAGCCTCAACAAGCCTCTCTAAGCCCTCCAAAGAGTCTTCCCTATACATCTTCCCACCGAAGTCAACAAAAGCCGTTACAGCGGGATTTTTCGGCTCCTCTTTCGGAGCCTCGTCTGTCTCGAAGAAATCCACTACCCTGCACCCGACGGCAGTGGCCATACGCTCAAGTGTGGAGATGCGCATGTTGCCGTGGCTGATGGCGTTGGAGAGAGTGCCCTTGGTGATACCCATTCTTCTGGCCACCTCGGAGATCGAGAGGCCATGTTCACGGAATACTTTACTGATATTGGTCATTTCTGCTGAAAGTTTGGTTATGATGATGCAAAGGTACACATTTTCTCCCAAACCTCCAAGAGAATGACGTGGAAAGTTCACGTTTTTCCCAAACCCTATTTACCCAACTGCGAAAAATGCCACCTCCTTGCCCCCTTACAGACGCTCCAAGCCACTTTCGCAAGTCCCCCTCCAAAGAACCATCACGGGGAGAGAGAAAGGTTGGTAAGCGGCCACACAGACACCTCCAAGCGGAAACTTCCGAAAAGGGTTTGGAAATGACGTGATAAAGCAAAAGTTAAAAATAATGAAATAATGAAACTTTTGAGAAAAATAATTGCGAAAATGTTTGGTTATATCATTATTTTTTACTACCTTTACATCGTCAAACTTAATAAACAAAATTCTAAAAAATCGGAGGACAGAAGAATGAAAACTACCAATCTTCACATCAACAAGTCGGGCATCTTCACACTGGCCTGGCAGTTCATCAAGAGAAACGGAATGAGCCTCAGCGAAGCTCTGAAACTTGCTTGGGCAAACTTCAAACTCAAGGCACGGATGCAGGTGGCTGTCGTCAAGTTCCACTTCACCAAGGTTGACGGGAGCATCAGAGAAGCCTACGGCACCCTGCAGGCCTCCCTCCTCCCTCCCACCAAGGGCACGGGCCGGAAGTTCAACGACTCCCTGCAAACCTACTTCGACACCGAGAAGCAGGAGTACCGCTGCTTCAAGAAGGCCAATCTCCTCACCCTCTAAATCCACAAGGCCATGAGAAGAGCAAGGAGAGTCAATCAGTACGACGGCGATGGTAGGCTTATCACTACCTACCCCTCAGCCTCGGCAGCGGCCACAAGGCTGGGGGTGAGCAGACAGACCATTTACAACGCCATCTGGCAGGGTTCCACTTTCCGCTTCGAGGAAGAGGAAGTGAGAGAGGAAGCCATAGTTGAGGACGCAGTTCCTTACTACACACGCCTACTTCACTACGCCACAACCCTCACTCAAGACGAGGAGTGGGCGAAAGACCTGGTGCAGGAAGCATACCTCTCATACTACGAACACTTCACCGCAGGGAGGGCAAAGGCATACACTTTCCTCTACTCATGCGTCAAGGGGGAGTGGCTGAGAGACATGAAGAAGCGAAGCCTCACACTTCCCATCACCGACTTGGAGTTCCGCATTGGCCGTGAGGACGAGGACGCAGAGGAGAGAGAACTGCAACTCACTTTACGGGACAGGCAGATGAAGAGGGTGATGGGGCAATGCTTCAACTCCATCAAGACAGAGAAGCACCGGAAGAGGACACGGAAAGTGTTCCAAATGTACACGCAGGGGTGCAGCTCTGGCGAGGTTGCGGCAAGGTTTCACATCAAAAATTCATCGGCCAAGCAGGAGATAATCAAGATGCGGAAGCATGTATGCTCATACTTCCATATCCCACTAAAGTCCTTTACACAAAAGGTTTGCGAGGCATGAGAGAGGGCAGACAGAGAAACAAAAATGTAACAAAATTCACAGCCAATGCGCACGGGCGCACACGCAGGCGCACGAGGCTGGAGCAAAATAAAGAGACAGACATGAATAAAGAACAGCTAACAATCCCCTCCACACTCCAAGAGGTGCTGGGGGCACTCGGCAACGCTTCCAAGGCTCTGGTCGAGTACAAAGAGAGAATGAGACTGAGTATTGAGCAGAAGTCGTTGGAAGAGGGCATGGGCGAGGCAGTATCAGCCTCCCTTTCCCTAACGGCGACTGATGCGCTGCACAAGGCGTGTTGGAAGATTGACGAGGCAGTTGACCTCATTATCTCACACGTCTCGGAGAACATCAAGGAGGCTGTGTACGAATAAACTCCCAAGCCCATGAAAGCAGTACGAGTGAGTGAACGAGTATGGAAGCTCATAGACAAACTCCAATCCGACGAGGGGTATGACGAGGTGATGGAGAGCCTGTGCGAGGCTTTTGCTTCAGCAGCGGAGCAGATGGTCGCTGCGGAGGCATACGACCCACACGGCTCCCACCCACTTCACACCCTTGCGGAGTACAGGAGCCTGCTCGACGAGCTGTCAAGATCGCAGGACATCTAACCACTTCCCACTATGGTAAACGAGCAGCCACAAATCCCTGCCAACGCAAGGTACAGCATCGAGCAGGCCGCAGAAATCCTCGGCATACACAGGAACACCCTGCGGAGGTACACGAACACTGGTCCGACAGGCATCAAGTGCCAGTTCAGAAAGTCCAACGGAAGAAAATTCTACACAGGGCTTGAGATAGTGAGGTTCTGGAGAGCCAGCCTGTGAAAAATCCCCTGCATTGGAGTGGATTTCAGAAAAGATGTGTATATTTGCAAAATGGAACAGAATGGAACAGAAAAACTCCAAAAGGCACAATAAAACGCCATGTTCCTACGTTATATGAATGTTCGGCCGTGAGGCTGGATGCACGGAGCAGGATGTTTATTAAGTTTGACAACCTATAACGTCCTCCGAAATGCTCTGTGCGGCACGAGGCTCTGGGTATTTGTTTTATTTGGTAAATTAACATCTTCCCTCCGAAAAGCCAAGTGCCGGCCCTGCATCGGAACACTCCCTTGCAGGGCTTTTTTTGTCGGACGAAAGAGGTGTCCTGTGTCGTGTCTGTTACTCCACCTCTTTCTCCATTCTTACCACCCATGCGGAACACACGGGAAAACAGAGAGTTACAGACATTGTTCCCTTCAAAGTCCACTACTCCGAGGAGGAAGAGGGTGCAAGTCTAAAGGTTGGTAAGAATTGTGGCGAAATCCCCTCCATTCAAGGGTTTTGGAGGTTTTCGGTGCCGGCATAGAACCCCGAAAGCGTAGAGATTATTATCAATTTATATACTTTTTTTGTACCAGATTGTTACTCGACATGAATAGAAAAACTTCAATCACCCTGCGAGAGAAGCCGCTGAAAGATGGACGGCGTTCCTTGTATCTCGACGTGTACCGCAATGGAGAGCGCAGATACACTTTCCTCCACCTCTACCTGCTGCCGGAAACAAGTAGAGAGAACAGAGTTGCCAACCAATCCACCATGCAGATGGCGAGAGCCGTTGAAGCAAAGCTGCGAGTGGAATTTCAGAATGGCGACTACGGATTCCTTTCCTATGAGCGGACGGGTGCCGACTTCTTTGAGTTCCTGGACGAGAGAGAGCGTAGTCTGCGGAGGAACAATCCACAGCCTTCGCATGTGGCAGGACTGTTGAAGCAGAAGATGATGAAGTACGCTGGTCGCAAGACACTCCCATTCTCGATGATCGATAGAAAGTTCATTGTTGGCTTCCTCTCATTCCTACGGACCAGGGAAGGAATGGGTAAGAGCGGAATGTCGGCCGAGAGTGACGGGGTGCTGAAGGAGTCCACGATAAAACGCTACTGCGCTGTGCTGAATGCGACGCTGAACAAGGCGGTGCGTGATGAGGTGATACCCGACAATCCCATGTCGAGGATAGCGTCAGAGTACAGACCGAAGCCGGAGCCGGCAGAGAAGAGTTATCTGACCGAGGACGAACTGAGGAAGATGTATGCGACCCACACGAAGATAAAGGGCAAGACCCGTGAAATGTTCTTGTTCGGGTGCGCTACTGGATTGCGCTACTCTGACATCTGCACTCTCCAATGGAAGCACATAGCAGAGAGTGAGGACGGAATGCTTGAGCTTCGGAAGAAGCAGATGAAAACGGGTGTGGTGGTGTCGTTCCCATTATCCAAGTCTGCCATAGAGTTGCTGCCGCAGAGAGGTACGGATGATGAGTATGTGTTCACTGACCCATCCTCGCCAAGACCGAACAACAAGGCGATAGCGAATTGGGCGAGGAAGGCTGGCATCAAGAAGCATATCTCATTCCACACCTCTCGCCACACGTTCGCCACGCTTGCGCTGAGTTGTGGCATCGACCTCTATACGGTGAGCAAGATGCTCGGACACACGAGTATCACGCAGACGCAGGTGTATGCCAAGCTGGTTGATGATGCGAAACGCAAGGCAATCAACTTACTACCCACATTTGGCAATTATTGATATTCTGACTAAAAAATAACGTCATTTACAAACATTTTTCGGATTTAGTGCTTTTATTTCAAACATTTTTTGTAACTTTGCACTGTTAAAACCAAACTTCTACGACAATGAATAAAGCAACAATTATCAAGCAC